GGACCAACAGTACCCACAGGACCCCCAGGACCGGAAGGACCTAGAGGACCCGTAGCACCCGCACCACCTGTTGGACCAACAGTACCTCCAGGACCTTGAGGACCCTCAGTACCCGTAGCGCCTTGAGGACCTGTTGGACCAACAGTACCTCCAGGACCTTGAGGACCGGAAGGACCGACAGGGCCGGAAGGACCGGAAGGACCTTGAGGACCTGAGGGACCTGCTGGCCCAGTTAGAGTTGTATCAACACCTGTAAGCGATTTAACAATAGAAGTACTGCCACTCTTTGTGAACTCAGCAATAATTACATCATTTAAAAAATCTACCACTAAGTTAGGGGAATAGTGAGTTGAGGCACTTACAGCGGACGCAAAAGACCTATCTAATATTAAATTTGTATCATCTATAATACTGACTATTCTAGCAGCTTCTGTACTGCTAAATCTTATGAGTTGTCCAATTGAATAGTCAGTTAGAAAAGCAGTCCCTGTACCTACCACTTTCGAAGAGTTAATCGCTATATTTACAGTGCCAGTCTTAATAGTAAAAGTATTTTCGGGGATTCCATTAGCCTCTATAGCATTATACCAGTAAGTAACTCCATGCAATGCTGTAGTATTATAGCTAACGGCTACTAAAGCAGCCGCACTTCTATCGAATAAAACTGAGTACTTACCATCTACTAAATTACTAGAAATTGTATTCACACCTGTTATAGACCCTGTAAATATGTCAAAAGGGTTCACTATAGCGTAGAAAGATACTGGGTCTACTTCAAAACTTAATACATAATTTGCATCTAATCGTAGTCCTGAGTCTGCTGTGCCCCCTACTCCTAGACCTGAAGCCTGTCTAGGCACATTCAAGGTGAATAAGTTGGTGTTAGAAAAAGTCTGTGTAGTATACTTAGACCTATTATCAATAGTATTAATAGTTCTTACTCCTACTGAGTAAGTTCCATTAGGCACTGCTTCAAATACGTATCTAGAAGTATTTGAACCTACTGATATTTTATTATCATATCCAGGAACATTATGAAGTATCTCGTACCCCGATACCTCTGTATATAAGCTTCCGTCCTCAGCTACTGGTAAGTCCCAGGTTAGTGCAAATTCATCTCCAGCTTTATTATAGTCTGGAGCAGACTCAATGTATATATTCTTTGGTGCGGGAATAATATCATTTGCTAACAGTTTGGGGAATACTGTATCTGGTGTTACAAGCGTAAAATCTCCCTCTATTGCATCGAATTTTTCATCGTAGTGCTCCACAGCAACAAGACTAAACTCCTCTTTACTGGTTTCAGCAATTCCTAATATCTTATAATCTTTCGCGGAAGCGCTAGAAGTTCCCTCAGTGGTTACTTCTTTTAAAACCCATACAGCAGACCGTTGAGGAAGTACGGTTAGGTCGGAGGCTAACTCTAAGCTGCTAGTAGTACCAGTACTTGTAACTTGAATAGTCTCTACTATTGTGTCATGTTGCTCTCCTTCTCCTTCATTAGCAACAGTTGGTGCCTCAATTATAGTACTGAGGTAGTATGTGCTACCTGAAACTAATGTTACCTCCCTGTCAAGAGGTATTGTATTTAGGTCTAGAGTACCGCTGTTTGATATTCTTCCACTGTACGCAATATTAAACTCATCTGCATCTTGAATCTTAATAATGTCCCCAGGGGTTAGGAATACTGCATTTATAGAAGTAGAGAATGAAACAAGTCTTGTCTGATTAACAGCAGTCCATAGTTTCCATCTACCATACCTATATGCTTGACCTTCCGAAGTACAGCCAAAAGCGACTGCATTTTCACTGATAATTCTACCTGTTTCTACAATATTGGCCTTATCTTCGACGATAAGGGGCTCTAGCTTATAGTTACTTTCTGGGTTATTCCACGTTACAACAATCTGATTAGCTCTGGTTTTGCTTCCAGTAGTTTCATAAGTAAATGCCCCATCTTTAACGTTGGCTTTTGAAAATGTATATATAGGATCTTTTGCCTGGTCTATAACAGATAGTACCTGACCATCTATCCAATAAATCATAGTCAAAAAGCTACTAGCCATATCTTTCAATACTTTATAAGCATCCGTAGCTTTTGTCAGGTATATATTAGAAGTAAACCTAGGCTCTTGACCACCTTTTCCATCAGACACTAATACATCGCAATATTTAGCAATACGATACAGGGCATATTTATCTATATCCTCTTCTTTTATCCAATCACCTAACCCATAGCGATTGTTTGTAATAATATCGTAGAAAACCCAAGCAGGGTTATTTGTGTATACTTTCTGGGGTCTAAATGACCCATCCCATAGTCCATCATAAATAGAATTTAATCCATCATTCATGTCTCTAGTTACATAGTTAGAGGGCACAAGTACTTTTAAACCTTTAGCGTGGTAGCTTCGCTTTGGAGTGCTAGAAAAGTCTCTGGAAGAAAAAGTCACATTTGCATACGCAGTAAAAGGATAGCTTAAATTTTCTTTAATTACAGAAGTAACAGTAGTCAGGGTGCAGGGTGCAGAAATTCTGTCTCTAGGATCTTTATTGCGGCCTGTAGTGTCGATGCCTAGACCACTCTCACGAGTTAATCTACTAACTATTATATCAAAAGCAGAAAACGGTTTAAAAGGCTCTAAGTTAATTCGTTCTTCAAAAGCAATAGCCGTAGAGGTTTTACCTTTATGAATTCGCCGATTTACTAGAGTTACTGTATTATAGTCTGTGGAGCTTCTATATATTTTTGCTTCAATCTTATACACAGCACCGGCATCATACTTCTTACCGTCTTCTTCGCTTTGGTTTATCAAAGACCCATAACTAAAAACCAACTTTACTTCATCTACTTCTCTTGCTTGTGCGGAAGTAAGGTTAAGAGTGGAGCTTGATGATATAGTTTTAGGGCTAAGGGCAGGGATTCCGGCGGAATAGCTATCCGAGTTAAAATCTAAATAAGTAAGGGGGAAGCCAGGGGAAGCTACGCTTGTACTTGCGCTTACACCCCCATAATTGGTCATTGGAAGTTGTTCTCTTTTACCATTCCTAAACTCTGTGGTTGCGCCTTGAAATTTAGTCGCATTATAAGGGTTTCCAATCCCAGTAAACACAGAGGGGCTAGACATAGAAAAGTCATAGCTGCCTGAAGGGTAAGGAGTTACGGCGGCGAGAGTAATGGTAGTATTGCCTACACCATTCTGTGTAATGTTGCCCCCAAATACTAGCAGAAACCCATCTACAGTACACGTTAAGGTATTTCCAGAACTAGCCTCTAAGAATCTACGTAGGCTAACTCCATCTGTTACGCTAGAATGGAACGTTGCTTGCGTAGTACTCTCTACAGTTATAAAGCCTTCTACAAAATCAAGTGTTTCAGAAATAGTTAGTCTTACGATATTTCCATAACCAATCCCACGCAGGGCCATAGTGGCTTCTATAAAAAAAGAAGTTGAGGTGCTTATAGGAATAGTTGGCACATCTAAATCTAAAGAAGACGCAGAAATACTACCCGCCGTTACTGTAGAAGAATATACGTTCTTAACAGAAAATGAGCGAAGATACGAACTAGTTAATAAGGATACTATGTCTTTATCAACTGTAACAACCGCAGAATTATTTGTTAAGGTTACTTTAGCTCCTTGTATAAGTGGATTACTCTCTGCTATAGAAGAATCTTCTAACTCTTTCATTCTTTCATCATTTAAGTATACAGAAGATTCCCCATGCACTAAACCCCCAATCTCCCCTTCAGAGATTAAGTCTGTGATAGAAATTACTTGCTCCCTAGAAAATCCGGAAGCCATAGATAAAGTACCAGAGTTAGCATCTGCTATTTGTTGGTCTCGAGCACTTGTTGATTTATTTGCCATTTTTTGTTTTTCCTTATCACGAACTTAGGTATAGGTACCCAAAACTTATATCATTACTAAAGGGTCACACCAATATTACCTAGTATAATCCCACCTGAGAAAGTAACAGTAGTGCTTCCTGAAGACTGGTCTTGGTCGATGCTGGTATTGTTAGAGAATGTACTGCCTGAGTTAGCTACCGCAAAAGATATAGGTCTGCCAGGTACTCTTAATTCCCCATATAATACGGGCACTGGGTCCCCTTCTATAATATTTTGCTCTGCCCCATTAAATAAGTACGATTGTGGTGATGATTCATCTACTGAAGGGTCCGGGGCCATTAGTTGCTGTATACCCGCCATAGCTAGGCTCATTCCTAGCATCATACCTGCTGTACCAATTACTCCCGCGAGAGTCATTGTACCTGTCGTAGCCATTGTAGCTGCTGCCATTGCAAAGGAAGTTCCCGCAGCACCTGCTGTACCTGC